GTGGCCCGCATGTCACATTCGAGAGGCCTGTAATTGTCGCGTACAACGGAGCCTCATTCCCAACGACAAAGGGCCGACAGCACGCCAGACAACACGTGCAATACGGAAGCGTGAACGATCCTAGTGGGGGAGCTGCTGGCATTTATGGAGTCAACGTTAGGAAAACAGGAAAATTCGTACCGTTAATCGTCACATATCCCGATAGAGTCTTGTTGTCGTAACTGAGCCCAGCGACCTCGTCGCAGTCTGTAATCACGCTGACAACCACATCCGCTCCACTGCCAGCCGCGAGCGAACTACCGCCCTTTCGATGAAACACGCCGATCTCAGCGTCAACGCCGATCAGGGCCTCGAAGCCGGTCTGGGTCTGAAAAAGCTTCCACTCAGCATTCTTCACACCCCACTCGGCACCACTCGCGATCGCTGGCGTCGAGTTGCACAAAGCCTTTGCCGGCAGCCGAGTCGTCGCGAGGCCCTTCCCACCCTTCGGGATCCCGCCTGGCCCAATGAATACGACGGCTGTCAGGTTGTCCGCGTTCGGCCTGTCGATCGTCAACTGGCCCGCTGAGTTAATACCTGTCACTCTGGCCACCCCGTACGGCGGCGCGTCGGTGCTCGCAGTGTTCTCCACTTCGATCCACTGAGGGACGTAATCGATAGTGACACCGGGCTTTACCATGGGAACCACTTCTTTTCGGCTTCTTCTCTTTCCGCCAGCCAGCTTGGATAGCGATCAATGAACAGCTTCATTCTCTTTTCGTATCGATACTTCTGGTATGGCATCAGCCACCACGCGTGCTCGGTATTTCGCGAGGCTTGCGTAGTTGGGCCGGACAGACCGATCCTCCAGGTTATCTGTTTGATGGCTCCATCCGGGTCAAGATCAATGATCCCAGGGTAGGTTCTCTCACCAGCCAGCTTCGTCTCGGTCAGCTCAGCCTTCTTTGCTTCGAGGTAATACTTCGCGATCTTTTCGCAGGCCTCTTTATTGGTGCGAGTTTCCTTCGCAATCCACTTCGTCGTATCGATGTTGGACATGGTCACGAACTCGATATCCGGAAAAAGGTAAACCTTCGCTGGCACATCCGAGTTTTCTGAAATCCTCTGCTCGTACTTGTACCGCATGAGCTCGCCATTTTCCTGGCGAACGTGAACTGAGATACGTACGCTGATTGACGGCGTGCTGTAGATAAGGTTTTTCTCCGGGGTTGAAGCCTTAAAAAGCGCCCGATCGGCAATCAGAACCTTGCGGTCATTGTCCACCGAGAAAGTAACCACTCGCAATGGCTCCCCAGATTTTGTCACCAACGACATTTTTAACGACTCAGCCGAAGTAACGCATGCGGTAGAAACTTCTCCATAAAGCTGGCCGGGAATAAAGTACGGCACGCTCCGAGGATCCTTCTCGTCTGCAACCAGAATCGCGTCGAGCAGATCAAGTTGGCGAATCGAAGTTAGTTTCGGGAAAGGGGTATCAACGATGTTCGTGAACTTGGCAGTGCCCGGGATCAGGAGAGGCTCACCGTTCGGTTTTTTGAGAGTGATTCTCCACCATCGATAAATACACTGCTTGGCTAATGCCTGCAACTCATCTCGCGTCTTTGGTCCCAGATAAACCGTGAAATTCGCAATAGGCAATGGGATACTCGGCACCACAACGTCAAGAAAGCCAGCCGCGTACGATGGCCCCCATCCTGCTTTCGGTTTGTAGCTCAATTCGTCGATCGGCTTGATCGTCTCATCGATATCTTTGCCGACAGCCTCGCAGAGAATTACCGCCTCGAAAGCTGCCGGTGCGCCCGCGATAACTATTTTGCTGGGAAGCTCCGCCGGGTCGAGTGTCTCAGAGCCAGCTATCGCGTCAATCCTGGGAAGAAGCTCACCGTCGCCGTTCCGAACGATCAGCACGAAATCCCGAACAGGCTGATAAACGATTGTTCGACTAAATTGCCCGCACAGCTCCATCAGTGCCTGAGCCGGATTGACCTCATGCCACTCGATGAACGGCATCTCGGCTTGCTCTGAGCCACTTGGCAGATCGATCTTGTATCGAGTTTCTCCCATCTCTTTGAGCAACACTTCGGCGATGTCAGCAGCTGTCGCCTGCTGACCGATGATCCGCCCTTTCTCGTCTCGTTCGTTGAACCTTCGCGAGATTGAGCCGAATTTCCACTTCCAACGCCGATCGAGGATCGTCAGCTTTAGAGCCCTGACACCACTGACATCGATGTTCGCGGCGTCGTTGATAATGCAATCGCGAAGCGTAATCGTTCGATTCCCGGTGAATGTCAGATCGCCCCGCCGGCTAATGATTTTCTCGTCGCCAATAGGAACAATCAAGCTGGCGAAACTCGGATCGATCCCGTGTGTACACGTGTAGGAAAACTCAGTGAAGGAGGACATGCCGGGCCATTTGACACGCCCGGCGAGGATCTCGGCCATCGCTTACTCCTACGGTGCGGACGTGACGGTGATTCGCTTGTGCTGGCCCAGGTTGAACTCACGCAGCTGGCTCTGATTACACTGGATGAAATCGAAGTTGGTCCAGGCAATCTTTCCGTTCGCATCCACGACCGTCGAATCCTTGTATGTCTTCATCAGCGTTACGTTGCCGGCTTCCAATCGCGATTCGCGACGGAACTCTCCTGTGTTCTCCACGGTCGCGATCGTGCCCGTCGATTCAAAATAAAACTGACCGGCCTGGTTATTCAAAGTAGTGATCGCGGCTGCGCCCCAGAGCGTAAATTCGCCACCGTTGCGGGTAACCGTCAACAGCGAGCTGTAGCAGGTGATCGAGCCGCCGGCCTGGCTAAAGACCGAGCCAGCCCCGTTGAGCGTGCAGCCCTCGCCGATGATCAGCGTCGTGTTCTGGTTGCGGGCGGCTGTGACATTGACAGTCTTAAGCGTCGAGACTCCGTCGCCGGTGTAAAAGCTCACTCCCATTGATCCGCCGGCGAGCGACAGCGTGTTATTCGCGTTCGTCCCTTTCCAGAGGAAAGCCGGTATGCCAGACGACGAGCTGCTCCCGGTCGTCGAGACGTCGATGGCCGTCTGAACAGTTCCCGTGTTGATCTTCAACAGTGTTGGGCCGCTCCCGCCGACTCCCGTGCCAACTCGCAACGACGTCGCCCCGATCGCGAGGTAGGTCGCTCGATACTCTGAGTAGCCGTTGGGGTTGTTCTTCTGAAGGCCGATCTGCCCCCTGAAGCTGGCCCCAATGTTCAACTCGGCGAGCGTGACCGCCGACTGGGCCAGTCCGTACGAGATGTTTTCTGTCGAGTCGTCGATGATAACAGTGTCGGTCGAAACCGGGATTGCACCAGTCGACCAGTTGTTGACATTGTCCCACCACTCCGGGCCGGTCGCGGCCGTTGTCAGCGTCGCGGTGAAGGTCTGGGCATCAGCAGCCCCACCGCCCGCTTCAGTGGTTGCAGCGGTTATCGTGAACGGGATCCCGACCGTAATTCCGGTGAGAGTCACGTCGCCAGATCCGGAGCCGGCCGAGGCAAGGAGCTCACGGAACTCGGGGTAAGCAGCCTGGTCAATGGCGTTCCAGGCAGTGACGAAAGAGTCACGCTCGGTCGCGATCACTGTTGTAGCGGCCGTGTAAGTCCAGGCCTTGCCGTTGATCGTGACTTTGAAGATGTCACCGACCTCGAGGGTCCCGCCGATTGTCAGCTTCCAAATCTCAGCGATCGCGGCCGCGTTCCAGGTATATCGAAGCGTTGCCATTACAGACTCCAAATGTTCGGAAGGCCAATCAGGGGGAAGGGAGACTCATACTCATACTGCCATTGAACCGTCCAGCCGATCAGTCCCAAGCCCTGTCTGGATCCGCTCGTGCGGGTAATCGTGGGGGCCATTTTCAAAGCTCCCGGCCAGATCGGTGCCATCGGGAACGGGTACGCCAGCCGGCCTACCGCGGACCCGGACTGGGTAGCACGGAATTCCGTGGCCTGGCGTAGGAGAGCCCGGCGAGGCAGTCCGGTAATTGTCGGCAGGATACCGAATAACGGCCCGCCGCCCGATAGCTGGATAGTTTCAGTGAAGGCCATCAGCGGCGAAATCACATTGATCAGGAACTCAGCTTGCAGCACGATTGAGTAAGTACGCTCGGTCGCGAGCTCCGCACCATCGCCTTTGGGATAGCTCGGTGGCTGAATGACCTGGACGCCAGTGAGTGAGCCCGCATTGCGAAGGGAGTGGATAACGTTGCCGTTCTGATCAGAGATGAAGACGTCGAGGAACGATCGCGAATAGGCCTGATCGAGAAGGTTGCATCTCGCACCCAACTCAGTCGCCGACGAGCCGATCATTATTCCGGAGATTTGCCAGGTGTGAATGACGCGAGCTGCCAGCCCCGACGGTTCCATCTGAATGGAACGACCGATCGAGACAGCAGCTTCCTGGAACGGATGCCGGTAAGAACCGTAGGTGAGATACATGGCATCTCAAAGATACCATGCAGAATGGAATCAGGGTTATTCTGGACTCTTGTCGTTCCACCAAGGAGCAGATTTGTCAGTTGCCTTCTTCTTTTTCTTTCGCGGTACAGGTGGAGGCCCGCTGGAACCGTGCTTGTCGTCGTACCGCTTCCGTCGATCTTGCTCGATGTTTTTGCGATCGATTTCCACCAGGTCAACAAAGTCAATATCGCTGAGCTCGTATCCTTCTGGCGGTTCAGACTCGGTTTCTACACCATCACAACGACAGCACTTCCACGGCCGCCTTCGAGCAATTAAAAAATACAAGATTGGAATGGCGAGAAGGATCCCAGCAACGGCGAGACCAAAATAATTAACTCTCTCACGATCTACAATCGCCGCAAAAAGGAAAGTCAGAAGCATGTAAATAGCTGGGATCCCAACGAGCACCATTACCACTATAAAAAAAATCCAATAAAAATCGGACTTTTCGCACTTCGTAACCCGGTCGCAGTCAGGGCAATATCTGGGTTTTAGGGCCATGGCTAACTCCAACACTCACAAAAGGAAAGGTGTTAGATTTTTACCATCTTACCCATCTTAAGGCTAGCCCGGCGTTTGCCGCTACTTAGTGGCCTCCTCAATCCGCTTCGTCTGGGCTGCCTGCTGCACCTGCTCGCGAGCAATGCTGGCCATCTTCATCGCGATGGAGATCGCGGTCAATCCGGAGGCTTCCAGAGCATCCGCCATTGCCTTAAAGAACTTCTGTTCGTTCATGACGACTTCCACTTGAACCTTGTTGCTCGCCTCTTCGAACTTCTTCTGGGCCGCGTCCAGACCATCCTTCCCAGCGATCCGAAGAACCTTGCCGAGGTTAGGATCGTCCTTGTATTCCTTCGCCATCATGTCTTGAGCCATGCTGGCCGTGATTGGAGAGGACAGTACCATCCCCTTCTGTTCATGCGAAAGGGATCGCATCCCGCCTCGCTGCATCTGCTCGGCAGCAGCACGAAGCATGAGCTGATCGACGTCGCTCATCGCTCCAAAGCCGATTGCGCCACCACGAGCTTCTTCGAGAAGGATTCGCGACTTGTTCTTCTGAGCCCTCGCGATTTCAGTGTCAGCGTCGGCAACCGCCTTCTGAGCGTTCGTGGCGTTGATCATAGATTCCTTGTACTTGTCCTCGACCAGTTGCCGCTGCTTCAGCTTTTCAGTCACCTGCACAGTGAGTCGTTCGTTCTCAGCTTCGAGTTGCATGACTTGAAAAGGGTTGTTTCCTCGGTATCCAGTACGCTCTTTCTTGATCTCTTCGAGCCGTTTTTGATCCAGGTCTAGCGTGTTGTACTTATTGTCGTCGATTTTTTCGCGAGCGGCAGCGGCAAGCACATTATTGGCCCTGACCAGATCTCGCCGAGCAGCCGCCTTTCTGGCCTCCGGATCTTCGAATAAATCAGCAAATCGTCTTTCATACTTACTTTCCAGCTCTCCGCGATCAATATGGAAAGTCGCCGGGGGATGAGCCCTGGCTCTCGCACTCGCGATTTCCATCCGGGTATTAAAAGTGAACGCATTCTGGGCAGCATTGATACCGGCTTCCGGAATAGCCGTTTCGTTAGCTCGCTTCTGAAAGTTCCACTCATGACTCGATTCCGAAAAACCTATTTTTGTAACTGATCTTCGAAGTGACTTCGAGATCTCTCCGAAAAGTGGGATACTCTCCAAAAACGCCTGCGTCGCTGTAGCAGGCGACTTTGTCGGGTCGGTTACAAAAGAACGTGCGTTAGCGCCAACTTCAATCGTAGCTGTAATCGCGGCCGCTAATGCGGCTACTTTGAGTTTCGACGCGATCGCTGCATCGCCGATTTTACTAAAGTTCGAGGCCGTTCCGTTGACTGCCTTTTCCGCGTTCTTGCCGCTCTTCTCGTCGAATATTCCTCCCACCGACTTCGCGAGATCCTCGTTAGCCTTCTGTAGCTTCTTGGAGTAATCGAGGAGTGATTTCTCCAGCTTTTCGAGCCGCTCCAGCTTCTTCTCCAACTCGCCGGCCTTGCCCGAGATGTCGGTGCTGTCAGCAGTCAGCTTCAGTTTCGCTTCGATCTGGTTAGTCTGTGTTGGCATTACGAGCCCCTTCCAAAGCCTGCTGAGAAAGCTAATACCTGACCGCGGAAATCCGCGAGTCTGCCGGATTCGTCCTCGACGTTTCTAATAATTGCCGCATCGCGACGCACGATAGGATCGTCCGGGAACGTGCCGATCGCCCGACACTCGAGGTAGTGCGTGTAAGCCAGCCAGTTCGCCTGGCTGATCTCCACCGCGGACGTCCGCACCTGCTCGGCACCGTCCGGGATCTTCGGGCACCATCGACAGGGAGTCGGCTGGCCGGGAAGTCGTTCGACCGGAGCTTTCGGATCGCCTCGAAGGATCTGCAGGCCCATCCGCGACGGGCTGTCGTCGTACATCCACTTCTGACAATCAGAACACGATCGCGATGCAATCTCGGGATGAAGCAATAGAAGCCTCACCCCGATCAGGAGTTTTTTGCCTCTTTCTCCTCGTCTTCCGGAATGATCGACTGGATCAGCAACAGGCACCGACTGATCAGGATCGGATTGAGCTTCTCCAGTTCCGTTGGCGCCTTCCCGTCAATCGCGACGATGTACTTTTTCAACGCCTCAAGCTCGATGTCAGGCTTATTATCAGGGGTCGATTGCTCGATCCGCTGTCGGAATGTGCTGAAGTTTCTGAACAGCATCTTGCGATAAGTAATCTTCGCCGGCGGGTCGCCTGGCACGTCGTCGATCGTTTTCGTGCAGTTTTTCCCGTCGTCAATGTAAAGGCCCACTTGAAGCTCCTATTATGGTGTCGAATCTACTGAGAACACTACTTCGTCGGTACCAGCCGTCGGTCGACGCGCGACCCCGTTCCACGGCCGCATGATCTCAGCTCGCGATGAGCCAACCGTCGGCGATTCCTTCGGGGCCAGTACCTTCGCTGAGTTGATTGCCAGCGACACTGTGCCGTTCGTGAATGTCGCTGAGACCGCTGCTGAGGCAATGCCGTAAATCGCCGTCGTATCGCCAGACGGGAATGTGAAGCCCCACGTCACCGCCCGGTCAGTCGCGTTGATCCTGGTCGGCGTAATCGAATTGAAGGCCTTCGACTCGAGGAAGTTCTCCACGGTCAGCGAGAACGACTCAAAAGCATACGTAACGCCACCGACAACCACCGCGCAGTCCGAACAGATGAAAGGCGACTGAGTGGTATAGGTAACGGTCGGGAAGGTCTCTGTCGTCGTCTCGTCTTTGCCGACGATATCCAGCGACAGGTTCAGGAACTGGCCTGCCGACGCCGAGAACGTCGCCTTGTTGATCTTGCAGCCCGAGTAGGTAAAGCAAGTGGCGTCGCGTTTGATCGCGGCAAAGAAGTCTGCCAGCGACTCAGCCAGAGGCGTGTCGGTACCGGACTTCACGCCACCCAGGAGATAGGGTAGGATTACATCCAGATCAGCCGGAGTTGGTTGTAGAGTCACAGAGCCTGCCACAGCTCGAGAAACCTTTCTGGCCCGCACATCCGAGTGTGACCGAGTGCCCCGGAGCCCGCTTGCATCGCTGACAACTTCGGTCAGCTTCAGGCTCTCCTCAGAAATCTCGATAGCCGAAGTCGTTGGAGTCGCGAGTGGGATCGCAGTCGCGATCGCGAACTTCAGTTGGTGACCCATATCAGCGGCCATGTTATGCTCCTAATCCGTGAGGTTCTCGACTCGTGACTCGTACCGTAAACGCTGTGATCACTCGGGCATAGAAGGCTGGTACCGGATCGAGGACCATTGCCGGCTCGACTCTGGTCCAGATTACTCCAGCCACGCCAGGTAGTCTCTGGTTCCTGAACGCCCGTTCGGCCTGCTGACGCCAGAGATCATAAATCTGGATCGGACTGTTATCAGTCAGAGGGTCAGGGGCAATCATCGCGATCTGGACCGGGTAACCAATGTCCTCTCTGATGTTCGTTGCATCGTCCTGAGTGATGGGAACTACAGGGTCTCGAAAGACCAGGCAGCAGGAGTGGGCAGGGACGATATGTTTCTGGCTCTTCAGTTCGTAAACCTTATCGCCAATACCGGCCAGCGAGACCAGCTTCATCCTGGCGACTACCGCCGCGACGATCTGCGTCAGGATCGCGAGCTGGCCGTCCGTGACGTTCTGGTTTACCAGGTTAGAGATCGCAGTCCCGCCGGCAGTCGAGCTGAGAACGTACCACCAGAAGTAACCGTGCGTACACGAGACTGCGACCGTGCCGTCACCTGATCGAGACCCTGAGGAAGTCCAGGTGAGCGTGCCCATGTCGCCATTGTAAGCGGCTCGGTAAACCGTGTTCGTCGAGCCAACGGTTGAGCCCGAGATCGTGACGACTGCTCCAGTGTTGTTGGCGTTGTCCGAGACGGCGATCTCCGGCGAAGCGGGTGGAGTTCCGCCTCCGCCGGAGACGGTTCCGCCGAAATTTCGAAGCAATCGGCCCAGGCTGATTGTCATGACTGTGTAGCCCTCCCGATCACGTCATCGGTTGAGGTCACGCTGGACGTATCAACTTTGCGGAGCTTCTGGCGAATTAGTTCCGTGCCGGTTCCTCGGATCTTCAAGACTCGTTCCCATGGAGTGACGCCTGTATCGATCGTCTCGTCCGCGTCGAGGAAGTTCTTGAGGTAGGTCAAATTCGTGTCGAGCGTAGCCGCCGCGAGACCCAGAGCGGCACGAGTGCCAGCGGCATCGAGCGGAGCAGTGTAACCGGCTGAAGCCAATCGCGATGATATCGTCGCGTCGATTCGATTGCCGATGATGAATCCTGCCGTACCTGCACCATACGAACCAGGAAGCAAGGTTGACCAAGGATCGCCCGCACCGCCAGCCGCAACCATTGCGGCCCCGAACGTTCCGCTTGTGGTGTGACCGGAAGTCGCGAGATCCCAGACCGCAGCCGCGATAGTTCCCGACGATGGCGGTGCAGTGTAACCACTTGACAGTAACCAGTCGCCTTTTCCGTTCAATGCCCCTGCGTTGATGCCCGCTGCCGTTATCCAGTTTGCTGGAATCGATGGCAAGTTAGTAAGGTTGGTGACGGTCGCGATTGATGTATTGCCGAACGTAACTGCACCGCCAACGGTGATCGCCATTGAAGCGAAGTTTGTCGGGAAAGCCTGATTTAGCGAGTAGCCCGTTTTGTCACTGACTGTTCCAGCCGTAACTGCCCCGCCAACTGTAATCGCGAGCGATCCGAAGTTTGCTGGCAGTGTGAATGTCGCCATCTTTGTCGCGATATCAGCAGCGATGGACGCTCCAGCCGGAGCACCAATGCGGGCGAAACTGTCTCCAGTCTGATTGATGCCAAAATCGATCACAAGGTTTGCCGACGCATTCCCATATGTACCAATGACGAAACCTGTGTCATCTACTGCCTTCGTTGCCGAGTCCGCGACAGTGATATTGATCTGAGCCGCTTGCATCTCCGTAGCGGTTAGCGAGAAATCCCAGATCGCTGAATTGCCCATCGCGATGGCTGTTGGCAGGTTGGTGACGTTCGCCGTTGCCCCACCATCCTTGCTGATCTTCACGTCGCCGGCAGCCGGAGTCCAGTCCGCACCTACGGCATGGTTCGCCGATCCCGCTTTGGAGATGTTGATATAGAAGTGCTTCGCGACTCCGTACTTTCCGGTGAACATCTTAGACCATCCCCCGCAACATTGGAGTGCCCGCGATCACAGTGCCGCCGCCAGCAGGAGCAGTCCAGTCGTCGATACCTATCGCCATTAATGGTCGTGTTATTGTTGTGTCAGACCATGCACCAACATCTGTTCGCGTTGATTGGTACCATTCAATCCCGCCAGGATGACAGCCGAGATCCTGATTGTTTAACACTGTAAAGGAGGGCCATGACCAATTAGACGCCTCTTGAGGCTGAAGCCCGATCCGATACACATTCCCAGCAGTGAGCGTTGCCAGTGTCGTCTCTGTCGGTACGAAAACATTGAATCCGGCAGAACCGCTTATATCTCCATCGAGAGTATAAGTCTGAAGAACCGTTGTACCATCGTAAAGTTGAAGCTTGGCGGTCCTCGCTCCGCCAACTACCACCGCATGGCATTCAACTCGCCCAATCGTATAAGTGCTGCACCATGTTGACGGAACGATGAACCTAAGGGCATACTCGTCCGGCGTCGATGCGTTCGTAAAATTCGTTGACAACGAAGTGCTGAGTATTTTCCCAAACGATTTGCTGCTTGAGGCGTATCCAAAAATTGGTGTTCCAACTGTTGTTTTAGTTCTTACTGCCGCATCATTTTGAATCGCATGGGGCATCGATGTCGCTGGGGATACGATTGTCCGCGTGAAACTGCTGTTATTCGACACATCGCAAGTCCCAGAGCTGTAATCAATCACCAGTGCAAGTAGTTCACCGCGAGTGCATGTATAAGAATTGCTCAGTGTAATCCACTGCCATAATCCATCCCACGCTGTTGACGCCGGTGGCGTGAATGTTGCCGATGCTGGGCTACCACCGCCCTTGATTGTACCGTCTGGATAGCCAGTTGCGCCAGCTACACCTTGAAGGCTGATGCGATAAGTCGGCGGTGTCCCAGTTCTAGCCCCATACCGGAAACCGACCGTTGTTATGGTCGCTGCCTCAGTCGCTTGAAAAATAAATTCTAAGGCGTCTGTAGTTCCGTTAAGAGCAAAATTGGTAATGCTGCCAACAGGTAGAAAGAAAGCGTTGCCAATTGTGTTGTCCAGAAAATCGGCCATATTATCCCACTGTCCCCCACGCATCGAGCGTAAGATCGATATTGAGTTTCAAGCCTTCCAACGCTGTTGGGTTATCGAGTAGCGGTTGTCGTTTCAGCATCATCACCATCGCGATGAGCATGAGATCATCTTTGTCGAACCGAGATGAAATATCCCGCTTCATTTCTGCTAGCGAGTTCCATTCGAATTCCTGCTTCCCAAGTCTGACATAGATTTTTCCGTTCGCTGGCTTCCTGATTTTCGATATCGTTACGCTCGGCATTGGTTAGCCCTCAACGAGATTGAACGGGACCGCAGCAGTAAAATCCGCAGACATTGAGGCGCCAACCATGTTTTCGAGGTTAGCACCGTCCGGAGAGTTGCGGATTGTTTTCAGGCAAAGTGCGTGTTGACAGGTTTCTGGTTCGGTGTCCAGATACTTGACTGCATTCTCCAACGCCTGAAAGCTGTTAAACTCAAGGCTCGAACCGTTCGAGAAGTTGAAGTTAATCACGCCCGTATTGTTGTTTTTGTTCACACTGAGGAGCGTTACAATTTGGCCTGGCATTTTAATTTCCTCGAAAAAGTAAACTTCTGAAATAGTCCGCTTTACCGGAGTTGTTCCCGGCTCAAACGATGGGCCAGGTGGAATATACGTCCTCGTCGCGACAACGGACGCACCGCGTCTCTGTTCAATCACCGAGCCATTCAGCTTAATCGTGTCGCCCGGCAACATCACGAACGGCGGGCTGATCGGTAGGCGTCTGTATGTCCCGGTCATTTGTTCCCCGATTCACTCCAGGTGCGGAATTCCGCACCTACTGCCAGATTGAGCCTGTCTTCTTCTGCCAGGCGTCGATGACGACTAGCTCCGTCTTCTTCATAAAGTCCTGACTGAAGCCGATGAACGGCCGGGCCGGGATCGTTACTGACTTCGCGAGGATGTAGTGGATCGTCGTCTTCGCCCCGCTGTCGTCGTAAAGGATCCCGCCCTGCTTCGACTTTCCGATCCTGACCTTAAGGCCATGCCCATTCACTTTGAAGTTCCTCGGAGAGCCCGCACGTCTGGCCTCCAGCGTAATCGGGATCGCGAGGAACTTGGCTCTGACTGGTCTGATCACTGCACCGAACTGGTGGACGCCGGCGTACTGCATACTCGTCCCGACGATCACTTCGTTCGATGTTGTCCTGGCGTTGATCGAGGCCATCAACTGACCAGTGTCCTGGAGGGGCAGTGGACTTGGTGTCCCAATCCTGCCATGAGCCAGCGGACGCCAGGGCGTTCCATCCGGCCCCACCCCCATCGCGAACCGCTTCTTGTGATCGCTGACCGCCAGAATCTTCAGACTCTTTAGAACCGGAGACCAGTCAGATGCCGAAAACCCGCGGACAGCCGTCGCGAGCTTGTCGTTGACCTGTTCAAGCGTGTACTCTTTCATGGAAAATATCTGTTGTCTCGTACGATTCCTGTGATCGTGTCGTCATCATCTGAGACCGTCATCGAGCCAACCGAGACACCGAACGAGTCCGGGTTTACCAGTTCGCCGCTAACTGTGATCGGTACTTTTTCCAACTGCTCTTCGACCTTGCAGGCTGCCTCCAGGATTGTACGATCGATCTCTTTGTGGATCACTCCCGAGCGGAGACAATGACAGATGCCGAGCCTCTTCGACCAGATCACTCGAGCGTCCCAGCCGTCAATTACGCTGCCTGAATAGCCGCGATTGATCAGGATAGCTCGCAGATGGTGAAAGGAGGATTCGTTGGCCTCGCTCGCGATGACAGACCACTGAGGGCCCTTATCGTCGAGCTCTGCAAGGGTTGTGCCCATGTGAGCCGCGAGCGAGGTTCGAAGTTCGGTATCTGTCAGGTAAGGCATTGCTGACTTCTTGCCCTTCGGGTCAGTCTTCTCAGTCACTTCTTTGACCGGCTCCTGAGGCTGCTCAACGACTGGAGCTGGAACCTCGCCGCCAAAAGCAACTTCAGGGTCAGGAGCTTCGGCGTCTTCAACCAGGCAGCCGAGCTTGATCAGTCGATCGAGCTGCATAAACTGCGACCCCTCGTAACCCCTTCCGTCCTCGTAGCCAGTGATTGGCTTGATAACTCGATATCGCACGAAAAACCCTCTTGTAAATGGAATGATGAATCAGGCCCTTTCGAGCCCGATCACGATGAAATTAGACCGAGAGGATGATGATCCCGTTCGGATAGAAGATTGCTGGGCCACCGTTGAAGCCGTCGTCGATGCGGGTGACCGCAGGGACAGGACTTCCGCCGCTCGCGCTATTGGTCACGTAAGTGTAAGGCCCTGGGGCCGCGCCATCGTTGGCAGCGTTTCGGGTCACCTGGAACTCACCGAGCGGATTCCCATCGTCGCGAGAGCCAACGATCACAACCGTGTTGTCTGGAATCCAAGGCTGCCAAGTCTTGTTGTCGTCCTTGTAGCCTTTGTCGAATTCGATGATTTCCGGCAGGTCGTTTTCGATCTGGATCGCACGATTGAAGTCGCCGATCGAGTTGTTGGTGTTACCGCCGCTGATTCGCTTCCCGCCGATGTCCGCCGCGTTCGTGTTTCCGAGCAGGTAATTTACCGTCTTGGAGTTCATGAACGCCTGAGCCGATCGCCCGAAGGTCACCGAATAACCGCGTGCTTTCAGCTTACAGGCACGGAAATCCGCGATCGGGGTCGCCGTCGCGACTGTAGCCCATGCCACGGCCGCCGCCTGCGTTTGCAGGGTGAAGCGATCGGTATGGATAGTCGTTCCGTTTTGACCAGGAATCGAGAACGTCCCTGTGGTTAACAGGGTCCAGAGAATGTAACGGATTCGAGCGATTCGACGAGAAAGCAGATGCTTCTGAGCAGCCATCACCAGATCGGTGATATCAATTGTCTGGTC